TCGAGCAAAAAGGAATTTTTATGCTGTAAGTATTGTTTTAATAATGTTATTTGTTGCGAAGAATGTACTAAAAACAATGAATCATTTGGAGGAAGAGCAATGAAGTTACCAAAATATAAAAGAGAATATTGCTGTGATGAATGTGGATTAATATGGTTTGCTGAAACTACAACATCTAATTCTACAGTTTGTCCAGAGTGTGGGAATAGTAATAGAAAAGGACTTATATATGCTTGTGATAGTATGGCTTATGCATATGCTTATAACTCTATAGTAGATATGTTAAAGGAAAAAGGTAAAGAAATTCATTTTCATGAAGGACATCCTAAACATCAAAAAGAGCAGATGAATAATTTAATGAGAGGTAATGATTAATGTTAGTAAATACAAGCAGTTTATTTAGAAAAATGTTAGTCACTCCAAGATTGAATCTAAAGTGTGATGATGTAAAAATTAGATTATGCTATGTATCTAATGATAGTGGTAACGGATGGATGATTGAAAACTTTAATAATGATGGTAAAACAGAATGGTTTAAAGGGAAAATGACTAAAGAAGTAGTTAAAATGATAACTGAAAAATATAATGAGATAAATATTACTTGGAGTAGATCCTGGTGAGGAACAATTTGAAATTATGGCGAACTAATAAGGAGGGGAATTATGAAAAGAGAACAGTTAGAAAAACACTTAAATGAAAAGGTAAAAGTACAATTATTTAATGGTGATATCATAGAGGGATATCTTAGAAAAACAGGGGAAGATGATTTTAAAAACAATCCTAATTTGTATATTCCAAAGAACCGTTATTTTTTAACAGATGGTGGTTTAAATTGTGTATCTTGTTTATTTAGGGTATCTCATGTAGTTAAAATTCAAATAGATAAAAATATTAAATGTTGTCCTTATTGTGGGAGTGAACAATATTATATAAAGCAAAATTTTAAAGGAACTTGTTGTTATCACATTAGGTTTGATGGTAAAGAAACAGAAAATGGAGATTTGTGGGATAATGCAAGTTTTAAAAATACAAGTAAATATGCTTGGTGTTCATACTGTAATAAAAGATTATTTGAATTAGATAATTAATTCGCAATTCAAAAATATTATGAGGGAAAGGAGAAAATAACAATGGATGTTAAAAGAGCAAAAGAGCTTAGTGAAAGGTACGCTAAAATAGTAAATGGGAGAAAATTAAGATCTATGATAAGATTCATAAACAAAAGAATTAAAAGAGAGTGTAAGCTAGGGGTTAATTCATATTCTTATATGGGTTATGAATTAAATATGGAAGTTAGAGCAAAGATAGTAGAACATTATAGTAGTAAAGGATTTGAAACAGAATTAACTGGGTATAGGATATTTATAAAATGGTAGTTCAAATAAATTTTTAAGAGAAGAGTTGAAGGAGTTAAAAATAAAGATTAATCGAAAATAAAATACTCTTAAATGAGCATAAGTACGAAAGGAGAAAAAATGAACTATAAAAAGCGAGTTGAGAGAGATTTAAAAGAATATCCTTATTTACTAATAGCAGTAGATGCAGGTGGATTAGGATATCCAACTAGATATGATATAGTTAAAGATGTAAAGCATCCAAGTGATGTAAAAGAAAGTTTTGTTGAAAACTGTGCAATAAGTGAAGAAGAAAATAAAATTAAGGTGGACAAGATAACAAGAGCGTTAGAGTTATTAAATAGGGTTGAGAAGGATATAATAGAAGAGTGTTATTTTAGGAATATATATACTAATCAAGAAATAATAAAAAATTTATTTATTAATAAAAATAAATTCTATAAAATAAAGAGCAATGCAGTAAGGAAAATAGCAATTTCTCTAGGATATTTATAAAAAGTGATAAAATAGGGATAAATTAAGGATAAAAAAGAAACTTATTTATGGAAAGATAAAAGAATATATAATAAAATAATTGTAAGATGCCATGAATGGCTCAATTGTTAAACAATTGAATACAGATTTCCCAAAATATAAAAAAAGCACTAAGGATTTAATTCCTTTAGTGCTTTTTTAATTATAAAAAGAGGTGAGTGTATTGTGACGATAAGAGAAATATTAAAAGAAGCTCAACCAGAATCTTATTTAAAGTTAGTTAAGAAAAAGCACTCTAAGAAAAAGCCTAAAAAACTAACTGAAAAAGAACTTAAAGAGTTGATGGGGCATAGCTCTTATAAAAGAGGAGCTGGTGGAGCTATTAGGCAGGTGAGATAATGTGGCAAGAAAGAGGCCATCTAAGCCTATCAAATCAAGAGAAAAAGTATTAGATATACAAGATTATCTAAAATATAAAAATGAAAGAAATTATATCTTATTTTTAATTGGAGTAACTACTGGGTATAGAGCTGGTGATTTAGTAAAACTAAAAGTTAGAGATATAAAAGAAGCTTTAAAGCGTGGAGAGTTCACTATTTATGAAGGTAAGAAGATGAATTCTAAAAATATAAGAGAAAAAAATAGAAAGCCTAGAACTGTTGAGTTATTACCAAAGGTCGCTAAAATACTTAAGGAATATATTAAAGAAAAAAGAGATTATGAATATATGTTTCAAAGTAGAAAAGGCAATAATCAACCAATAGGTGTACAAGCAGTAAGCAATATACTAAAAGATGCTGGAGAGTATTTTGGGCTATATGATATAAGTGCTCATAGTATGAGAAAGACTTATGCATATAAAATATATATAGATAGTGGATGTGATATAGTAGCTGTAAAAGAGTTGCTAGGACATAGAAGCATAGAAGAAACTAAAGCTTATATAGGTTTAGATAGAGAGAAATATCATCAATATAGCAAAGCATTAAATGACTTTGTAAGATGATATTTATTTTTTTAGATCATGAATGTTTAATTTTTGAGTGTATTAATATTAAGGTGCAAAAAAATAATGCATATATTAGTAATAAAAAATAAAAATAAATGTGTGATTCCCTATATAAATAAAACATTCAAACGAGAAAAAACGAATTATATTTAGTGCAAAACGAATAATATTCGTGTGATTTAGGAGAAAAAAGGGGTGCAAAATATGGCATTATTAAAGCAGTGTTCTCATAGAGGTTGTAGAAAGATATTAAGAGATAATGTTAAGTTTTGCGATTATCATCAGGCTAGGTTTGAGTTAGAAGAAAAAGAAAGATATAAAGAGTATCAAGATAGAAGGCTTAAAGATAAAGAGAAAAAGAAACAACAACAATTTTATAACTCTGATAGTTGGAAAAGAGTAAGAGATGCTGTAGTAAGTGATTACTTAGGTATTGATATATATGAGTATTATACTACAGGAAGAATAGTGCAAGGAGAAACTGTACACCACATAATAGAATTGAAAGACGATTGGAACTGCAGATTAGATATAAATAATCTTATCTATCTAACAGAACGTAATCATAGAAAGATACATGTCATGTATGATAGGAGCAATAAAGATAAAAGAATAATGCAAGACAAGCTATTTAAAATAATAAGTAAATTTCAAAATGATTTTATTATATAAATACCCGGGGGAGTAGCTTTAAAAAAAATAGCTTTTTCCAAGTCGCGATTCTTAAGTCCTCATAAAAATTTTTCTAAAATTTTAGGGTAGGGGGATGCAAGAAAGGAGGAATACGAACAATGGCTAGAAAACCTAAAAAATTAAAACCACCTGCTTGGTTTGATGAAATTGCTGCAGAAGAATTTAAGAGAGTTGAAAAAATTTTAAGAGAAGAAGAAGTTGATTTTACTCCAAAGGATATTAAGTGTCTTGAAGCTTATGCGAGGAATTATAGCAAGTGGATAAATGCAGAAAAAACTTTATTAGAATTAGGAAATACAATGGTAGTAAATGAAGAAGGATATGAGCAACAACGTCCTGAAGTATCAATATCATTCAAAGCTCAACAAGAAATGAGAGCATGGGCTAAAGAATTGGCAATAACTCCATCAGCTAGAGCAAGAATAAATAAAGGGGCTAAAATAGATGATGATAGTGACCCAGAAATGGAAAGGATGATTAGTAAATAATTATGGATATTGAAAATATAAAATATTTAATCAATAAGCATGTTGAGGTTCAAACAAATTATAAGTTAGAAGTAGCTATAGAGGAACAAAAGAAAAAGTATGATAATGACAGATATTATTTTGATGAAGTAGAAGCAAGGAAGATTTACAATTTTATTTCTAAGCTTACTTTGGATAAAGGGAAAAAAGGACAAAAAGTAAAAATACTTAAGTTTCAGTTTATGATCTTAACATCAATATTATGTGTTAGAAGCAAAGAAACAGGATTTAGAAGATTTAAAGAAGCACATTTAAACATAGGTCGTAAAAATGGAAAAGGTTCTTTAGTAGCTTGGATAATTATTTACTTATATTTTACTGATGATACTTTTGGAGCAGAATATATTATAGTTGCAAATGATATAAAACAAGCATCTAACCTATTTAATACTATTCAAATGACTATTAATAATAACAAGAGCTTAAAAAAGTATGTTAAGATTACTGAATCCAAGAAATTGATGTATAGAAAAGCTACAAATAGTTACTTAAGAGTTTTAGCGAATGAAGGAAGCAATCTGGATTCATATGCAACATACATAGCTGTATTAGATGAGGTTCATGAATATAAAAAGACAGATGCTTATGATAAGTTAATTACTGGAATGGGATTATGGGACGAGCCATTAATGTTTACTACTACAACAGCAAGCGCTGGAGAAGATGAAAAAAATCTAGAATATCAAATGTATACTTATTCTAAAGATTTAGAAAAAGGAAAAATTGATGATGAAACTTTTTTTTCAGCAATATATGAAGCAAAAGCTAAATGTGATATTTGGGATATTGATGAATGGATAAATTCAAATCCAGCATTAGGCTCATTTAAAAAAATAGAGGATTTTATAAAGTTAGCTAAAAAAGCAATGTCCTTAAAAACGTTTGAAGCTAAATTCCGAAGATTATATTTAAATCAACATGTAGCTACAGATGTAGTTAAAGGTGCTATTAACATGGAACTATGGAAAGAAGCTTTAGCAAATGTTGATTTAAAAGAACTTAAAGGATGTACTTGTTGGGGTGGATTAGACTTATCTTCTAAAAATGATATTACAGCATTTGTTTTAGTTTTCTACAATGAAGAAGTAGAGAAGTTTATTATATATCCATTTTTATTTACTCCAGGAGATAATGCTCTTGAAAGAGGGGAAGAAGATGGATTTGATTATCAAAAATATATTAAGTCTGGAGAATTAATTGGAACTAAAGGTAAATATGTAAACTTTGAGGATGTATTAGAGTTATTATATGAACAGGAAGAAAAAACTCCAATTGAAACTCTTGGGTTTGATAGATGGGGTAGTACAACTATTATAAATAGACTAGAAGATAAGTGGGATGTAATACCACTAGGACAAGGAACTGGAACTATGACACCAGCTATTAATGATTTTGAAAACTTGCTTATTGATGGAAGATTAATAATACATAATAACGAAGTATTTAATATAATGGCTAAAAATGTGGTTGCAGTAGTAAATGATGGTGGAACAAGATATAGTAAAACAAAGTCAGAATTTAAAATTGACGGAATTATAGCTATGTTAATGGCTTTAATATTAGCTGTTGAAGCTAATGGAATACCTAAGTATAACGTAGTAGATGCATTAGATAATGTGAATTGGGAGTGATTATATGAAAAAAATAATAAATAAAATTAAGAAATTTATTAAAAAATTTGATATTACAGATTTAATGATATTAGGAGGTTTTTTTCTAATTTTTAAAGCCATTTTTAATATTAGTGTTAACTTAGGGCTTATATTGTTAGGAATAACATTTATAATAGTAGCTTTACTAGTACACAAAGCAAAAATATCACAAGTCAAGAAAAATACTTTTAAGGAGGATACTTCTAACTAGAAAGGATGTGAGAAAGTGATCCTAAAAAATTTATTTAACCATGAAGGGAAAGAATACACATATAATGAAGCTGTTGAAAAGTTCAGCTGGAGAGGTATAAATAAAAATAATTTAACAAGTGAGGAGTACTTAAGAGAATCTACTTACCTTAAATGTATTAATTACACAGCTAATAAGATTGCTAGTTTGAGTTTTAGCGTTAAGTATCATGATGATAAAAAGGGTGATAGGATAGCTAAAGAGTTTAGGTATAACAATAAATTTTTAAGACCGAATGAGGGAATGAATTTTGTTAATATGATTAGAGCTTTAGTTACTATTGGAGAGCATGAGGGGGTTAGTTGCCTATATGCTTGCCCAGCAACAGGAAACCTTTATCCTTGTAGAATAAATCAATTTTTCATAGATGATGCTGGATTAATAGACAGCATGAAAGGGATTCCCGTAGCTTTAGAAATAGTTTGTAATGATAAAACAAAGATAGTGCCAGAGGAACATTGTATTATGTATTTTGGAGGAATTACAACTGATGGAATAACAGCTAAGCCTATTAGAAAGTATATGGAGTTATCTATGAGAACAAATTTAAAGGGGCAAGAGATATTAGCTGATTTGTTTAATAATGGTCTAACTTCTAAGGCTTTAATTCAGTTAACTAGTGATATAAAAGAGGAAAAAGAGCTTAAAAAGATTCAAAAGAAGTTTAACAGTATGTTTTCAGCAGAAGGGCGTATTTTTACAGTACCAGCAGGATATAATGTAAGCCCTTTAAACCTATCACTAGCTGATTCACAATTTAAGGAGCTTAATTCAATGAGTAGAAGAGAAATGGCTTCTTGTTGGGGATTAACTCCTTCTATGATAGGGGAAGATATTTCTGGAAAAGTAGATATAGAGGCTGAGAACTTACGATACTTAACTGATACATTATTAATTAAGATTAAGAACTTAGAACAGGAATTCAATTATAAATACGTAGGGATAGATAAATATAATCAAGGTTATTTCTTTGATATTAACTTCGGTGTACTTCTTAGAACAACAGCAGAAAAGCAAAAGAATATTATCATAGATTATGTTAAAAATGGTGTCTATAGTTTAGAATATGCCAAAGGATTATTGGGTGTTCCGTTAGATAATGAGGGAACAGTTACCCTTCCAAGTGGACAAGTTCTTTTAAAAGATTTATTAGAAGGGAATGTAAGTTATCTGAAAAATAAAAATAAAAATAAAAATAAAAAGAAGACTGCGAAAGGAGGTGATAATAATGGAGAAGAATAGAGATTATTTTAGCTGTACATCTCAATTTGAAGTAAGAGAAATGGGAGAGGAAAAGCAATTAGGCATACAAGGGTATGCTTTAAGATTTAACAGTATGTCGGAAGATTTAGGCTATAGGGAAGTTATAGCTTTAGGAGCACTAGATGATACAGACCTTAGTGATGTTATTCTTACTTTTAATCATAGTGAAGATAAGGTATTGGCTAGAAATAATAAGCAAGAAGGGACTGGAAGTTTAAAATTAACTGTAGATTCACAAGGATTATTCTTTGAAGCTATACCAACAGATACAACTTACTCAAGGGACTTAATAGAGAATATTAAGAATGGAGTAATTGATAAGTGTAGCTTTAGATTTAGAATAGACTGGAGTGATAAAGAAGCTCAAAAATGGGATTGGGATGATGGTATTAGAGGATATGACCTAAGAACAATAAAGAAGATTAAAAAAATAGTAGATGTAAGCTTAGTTACATTTCCTGCATACTCGCAATCAAGTGCTACTACGTATAAGAGAGCTAAAGAGGAAGCAGAGCAGGAAAGAAATTTAGCAAAAGAAAGAGAAGTCTTAGCGATTGAGCTAGGGCTTTAATTTATAGAAAAAAATAAGAAAGAAGAGGTAATAAAATGAAATCTAAAGAGATAATGGAGAAAATTAAAGATAAAAGAGCTGAGGCAAGAGCAAAAATGGATGCAGGAGATATGACTGCTGCAAGAACATTAGCAGAAGAAGTAAGAGGATTAGAGGCAGATTTAGAAACAGCTCTAGCTATTGAAGAAGGAGAATTAAGAGATTTGCAAGGAAGAGGTGTTCAAATACCATCTGGTGCAGGAGATGAAACAAGAAAGTTTACAAGAGAAGATGAGTTAAGAGCATTAGGGAAGCATCTATTTAATATGCAAATGACAGATGAAGAGAGAGGATTAGTTACAGTAGCTGGGAATGGAGCATTATTACCAGAAGGATATATTAATGATGTAATGTTGTTAAGGGATGGATATCCATCATTAAAAAAATATGCACATGTTATTCCTGTTACAGATAAGACAGGTAAAATGCCAGTAGCTAATTTAGGACAAAATAAGCTTGCAAAATTATCAAGTGATACTCCTATAGATCAAGGAGCTGCAAGCACAACTCAACTTAAGTATGATGTAGAGGATTATGGAAAATTTGTTCCTATTGAAAGAAGTCTAACAGATGACGAAGTTGTTGGAATAATAGAGAATATTTTAATGCCAGACTTTGCAGAAGGTGCTATAGCAATAGAGAATGAAGAAATCTTAGAAGTTATAAAAAGTGGAGCTACAGAAGTAGAAGAAGCTACAGATTATGAAGATGTAGAAAAAGCAATTGACTCTTTGGTTCCATCTGCTAGAGCAGGTGCTATTACTATAACTAATACAGCAGGATTTGTTTATTTAAAGAACAAGAAAGATGCTTTAGGTAGAAAATTAAACTTAATTACTTATGTAGATGGAGTAGCTATGTTTAATAATAAACCTATAGTAGAACTTTCAGATGCATTAGTAACAGCTTCTCATGGAAAGTTAATTTATTATGTAGCTAATGTGAAAGAAGCTTGTAAGTTCTTTGATAGAAAAGGTGTAGAGATTACAAAATCTACTGAATTTTTATTCAACAAAAATCAAGACTGTTTAAGAGCTATAGAAAGATTTGATGTAGTTAAGGGTGCTACTAGATCAATAAAGAAAATAGAATTTACAGTTACTCCCTAGTGAAACCCTAGAAAATGCTAGGGTGGGAAAAGCAAAAGTAGGTAAAGCGAAAGTAGGAAAGGAATAGGAAGGTGATGTAAATGGCATATCAAAAACATACATGGCAAGATGGAGAATTAATTACGCATGAAAGGCTAAATGCTATAGAAAATGGTATATCAGAAATAGAATTAACCCCGGGGCCACAAGGAGCAACGGGACCAAAGGGTGATACTGGTGCGCAAGGGCCGAAGGGAGATAGAGGGGAAACCGGTCCTCAAGGTCCCAAAGGTGAAGTTGGTCCAGCTGGTCCTCAAGGTGAACAAGGTTTACAAGGTTTACAAGGTCCAGCTGGTCCTCAAGGTGAGAAAGGTGCAGACGCAGTAATTAATAAGTTGAATAAAGTAGATGCTCTAGCTGGTGAGGCAGATGCTGCTACAATAGTAACTGCATTTAATAACTTAATTGAAGATTTAAAATCAAAAGGATTCATGAATAGTAATTAATTAAATGGAAGGGATTAATTTCCCTTTCATTATTTTTGTAGAAAGGGTGATTATATTTGACCTTAGAAGATGTAAAAACTTATTTAAGAATTGATTATGAAGAAGATGATAATCTTTTAGATAGCTTAATTGAAGTTAGTGAGGAGTATATAGATTCTTGCGTAGGGACTGCATATAAAAGTGATGAAAAAGCTATAAAATTAGCAAATTTACTTCAAAAAAAATTAATATCTAATATGTTTGAAAATAGAGGTACAGAAATATCAAATTCTACTAAAAAAGATAATATTGTTACTACCATACTTGATAAATTAAGTAATTATAGTGAGGTTTAGTAAATGGCAGAGTTTAATATAAATATAAGTGAATTTAGGAATCCAATAACTATAGAAAGATATCAAAAATTTAAAGATGAAGATAATATTTTAAGAAAACAATGGACTAAACTATGTAATTCAAGAGCTAAAATTTTATGGACAAGGGGTAGTGAATATACTGAAAATTATGGAACAAATAGTGAGATTGAAGCTACTTTTTATATTAGATTTAACTATAAGAGTCTTAACTCTAAGGATAGATTAGTCTATAAAGGTGAAGCTTATGATATTATCTATATAAATAATGTTCAAGAAGCTAATAGATATTATGAAATAAAAGCTAAAAAGGTGAATTAAATGGCTGTAAAGTTTAGTGGGTTTGATGAGCTTGTAAATGACTTAAATAATTTAGGGGCAATAGGAAATAAAATAGGGAAACAAGCAGTTGAAGAAGGGGCAAAAATAGTTCTAGAACAACAGAAAAAAGATGCTCCAAGAGATTCTGAAAATAATGATCATGGAGCAGATAAATTAGATATAACTGAGATAAAAAAATATTCTAAATCCGGGACTGTAGTCGGTAGGATTGGAATTTCAGCAGAAAATTGGGAAGAAGCAAAACATCTTTATTTCCAAAATTACGGATATGAGTTATGGAAAAATGGGAAAATGATTAACACTCATGTTGGATGGATTGATGATAGCTTCAAAAAGTGTAAAGATAAAGCAGCAAAAGTGATTATAGATGTTGCTAGTAAAGAAATTGATAAAATTCTCAAATAGAGATAAGGTGGAATATGATTGAAGTAATAAATAAGCTAGAAAATGAGCTAGGTATTCCTTTTTACTACGTAAGTAGAGAAGAAGGGCAAGCTCCTGTAGTAGTTTATAATTATAAGAAAGAGTTAAATATTTCAGATATGGAAAAGGAGTCATCGGATTATGACTTCTATTTTATTTTAATAATAAATAAAAAAATAAATGCTACAATTGAGAAATTTGAAGAAGTTTTAATAAATAATCTATTTAGAAATATATCTGTAAATCAATCAGCTACAACTAAAGAAGGTTATATTCAAATTTCTATAACTGCTAGTAAAAATATATAACGAAAGGTGGAATAAATGAATGCCAAGAGAATTAGGAGTAAGAAAGCTTACTGCATTTAAATTAGAATCAGAAGGTACTTATGGAAGTGCCATTCCTTTAAAGAACTGTGTATCTTTAAAGACAACAAATAATTACACAGAAATTGAGTATTATAGTGATTGTACAACAGAACATTCATCTGCTACATTACAAAATGTTGAGGTTGAAGCAGTAATGTCGTCAAATATGGGATTAAAATTATTAGCAGAATTAACAGGATTGGAATATGCAAATGGTAAAATGGCTACTGTAATTGGTGGTGTAGTCCCACAATTTGCATTAGCTTATGAAATTTTAATGGACGATAATACAACTAGGAGAAGAGTTTTATATAATTGTAATCTTAGAAAAGAAGAACAATCAAATGAAACTGAATCCGAAGGTGAAGAGTGGACATTTACAGGAAAATCATTACCAGTAGAAATTAAAGGAAAACAATATGTTGATTTATGGATGTCTGAATCCGAAATAGAAGCTATAACTGAACCAGAAACAAAGGCTAAATATAAAGCTGAATACGAGAAGTTCTTTAAAACTGTAATAATGCCTGGAGAACCAACAGACTCTCCCTAGTGAAACCCTAGAAAATGCTAGGGTGGGAAAAGCAAAAGTAGGTAAAGCAAAAGTAGGAATGCTAAATGAAAATTGATATTAAAAAGAAAGAGAGCAATTTCTCTTTCTTTTTTTTTAAGAAAGGAATTATATATATGGAAATTATAAATCTATCAAACAGAAAAGAAGTAGAAGTTAATATAAATGGAAATGAGTGTATAGTATCTCTCTCATTAAAAAATATAAACCATTTTCAAGAAAGCACTAAAATTGGATTAACAAAAGCTATAGATAAAATGAAAAAGGGCGATTTAAATATAATATTAAAATTAATTTATAGTATGGTATCTGATAAGAAAACAGGCAGAGTTCTAGGGTATAAGTTTTTTAAAAAATTTGATGAAATGGAAACAATTGAAGCACTACAACCGATAATAATGGAATTATTAAATAAGGATATGCCAGAAGCTAAAAATGAATCTGAAAAAAAGTAGCTAAAGGTAAAGATGATGGTTATGTAGATATAGATAATATTTTATATATGGGTAGATCTTTACTTAAAATGAGCAATGAAGAATTATATGAGTCTAGTTTAAGATTTATATTTAAGCAAATAGATTTATATGTCGAGGCTAATAAAGAGGCAGAGAAAAGGCACAAAAACAATAGTAAAAATAAAGGTAATACTAGAAGTGAAGAAAATAAATTGATGGTACTAGACTAAAGAAAGGAGGGAGAACATGGCAGATGAAAAACAGTTAGTAGTCAACCTTGCATTAAAGTCTGGAACTATGAAGCAACAAATAAATAGTATTAATAAAGATATAAAACAAATGCAAACAGACTTTAAAAATGCTGGTGCTGGAGTAGAGGATTTTGAAAAAACATCAGAGGGGTTAAGTACAAAATTAAAATTACAGCAATCTGTAGTAGAAAAACTTAAAGATAAATTATCGGTATATAAGCAAGAGCAAGAGAAATGTACTAAGACATTAGATAAAGCAGTTGATGCATACAAAAAGCAAGAACAAAAAGTTAAATCTTTAGAGGAACAATTAGAAGAAGCTAAGGAAACTTATGGAGAAAATAGCGAAGAAGTTAAAAAGTTAGAGGAAGAATTATCGAAAGCAACTAAAGCTTTAGATACTAAGAGAAATAGTGTTATTAATGCTAATAATAGTTTAACAACTATGAATACTACCATTTCAAGTACAGAAGCTGAAATAAAAAGCATGGAAGCTCAAATAAGTCAAACATCTTCTGCTTTAGATGAATTAGAAAACGGAGCAAATGAAGCTAGTGATGATGTTGATGATCTTGGAGAAAGTTTTGAAGAAGCTGGGGAGAATAGTGTTACATTTAATGGGCATTTATCTGAAATTGGACAAGGGATGGTTGAATTAGGAGATAAGGCAAGTGAAGCTGGTAAAAAGGTATTAGAAGTTGTTGGAGATTTAGTTGAATCAGGATCTGAATACAGTGCAGAAGTCGCAGGAACTGAATTCTTATTAAAAAATTTAGATAGTACAACTCAGGAAGTTATTAATAACAGTAGTACACTAGCTTCAACTATAGGATTAACTTCTAAGCAATATAAGGATAGTGCTACAAGTATAGCAACATATTATAAAAATATGGGAATAACTACAGAGGAGTCTAATAAATTAACAAGTGAAACAATGAATCTTGTAGCAGATTTGGCAGCGATAACAGATATGCCTTTCGATGATGCTATGGGAAGATTTAAGTCTGGATTGATGGGAAATTATGAGGCCTTAGATGCGTTTGGTATCAATTTATCTGCAACAACATTAGAAAATAGTGAATGGGTACAAAGTTTAGGCAAGTCTTGGAATTCATTATCAGATAATGAAAAAATGATGGCAGCTTATAACGAGATAGTTAGGCAAAGTAGTTCTGCAACGGGATTAGCAAGTCAAGAAGCTGATCAATTTGGAATGAAGTCTAAGTATTTAAGTGAAAGAATAGAAGAAGTTAAAGGAACTATAGGTGAAAAGTTATTACCAGTATTAGAGCCATTAGTTGAAAAAATAGCAACGGTAGTTGAAAAAATAGCTAAATGGGTTGAAGATAATCCAGAATTAACTCAAACAATATTAATTATAGCAGGTGCATTAGGAGGATTTTTAGCAATAATCGGGCCTATTATAAGTGTTTTAGGAACTCTTACATTAGCAGTTATGGCTTTTAATGTTGCAACATTACCTGTCACAGGTACGATTTTATTAGTAGTTGCAGCAATTGTAGCTTTAATAGCAATTGTAGCTTTAATTATTGTAAAATGGGATGAAATAGTTGCCTGTTGGAATAGTTTTTGCGAGTGGGCAAAACAGTTATGGAGTGATTTTACAAATTGGATAACTACTAAATTTACAGAAATCAAGGATAAGACGGTAGCTAAAATTCAGGAGATGAAACAGAAACTAATTGATAAGTGGAATGAGATTAAAACATCTGTAGTTAATAAAATAACAGAGATGAAAGATGGAGTGGTCAATAAATTTAGTGAAATTAAGAATAATATTTCAAATATAATAAATAACATTAAAACAACATTGTCAACATGGGGAACTAATATAAAAACAACAATTTCTAATGCATTTAGTACTGTTTATGAAACTATTACATCACCCTTTAAAAAGGCGTGGAGCTACATTAGTGGTATAGGAGATAAGATTAGTGGTGTTATTTCTAAGATTAATCCATTTAAGAGTTTAGCTAGAAGTATAGATGCAACTATAACACCTTCAATTGATACATATGGAATAGCACCATTAAGTTTAGATAATGTAGCTTTAAGTGGAAGTTATTATAACTCTAATACAAGATCTTCTGTGAGAGCTAATGATATTATTAGACAGGTAAATGGAGGAGTTGACTCAATTAATCAAACTACGGCTTTAAATAGCATTGTAAGTAAATTCACACAGGAGTTAAATAATATAAAAAGTGAAAACAATAATTCTATGAATGTTATTGCTAAAGCGTTAGAGTCTATGTCAGATGCTATTAAGGGATTAAAATTAGAAGCGGTAATAGATGGTGAAAAGTTAACAGGAAGATTAAATAAGATAGATGGTAAAAACTTAAATTTATATGAAAGGTGGAATGGTGTATCATAGGTCAAATAGAATTTAATAATCTAAAGTCTTTTGATGATTTTGAGTTAAAAACAAAATCAATTGAAGTGTCATATCCAACTCCAAAGCTAATAAAAGAGAGTGCGCCATTTCAAAATGGAGAATATGATTTTACAGAATTATATGGAGAAACAACTTATGATAATAGAGCTGTAAAAGTTACTTTTGAATATGATGGATTTAAAGCGGCAACAAGAACTAGACTTAATTCTTTTTATACAAAAGTTATTAATTGGTTATATAATTCAGGAGAGAGCGAATTAATAATTGATTATGAAGTTGGAGTATTTAAAGGGAGAGTTGTTGACATATCATCAATAGAAATATTATCAGGTTCAGGAGAAATAACTGTAGAATTTGATTGTTATCCATTTAGAATTTATAAACAAACAGAAGGAAATATTCTTTGGGATGACTTTAACTTTGAACTAGATTATTTGCAACAAACCAAGTTTGATGTATTGGGAAATAAAACTATAAATATAATTAATTCAGGTTCAAAAAGAATTACACCAACAGTTATATGTTCAAGTGAATTTGATGTAATTAAAGGTAATATAACTTATAAATTTAACATAGGAACTACAAAGGATTGGAGATTTGTATTAGATAAAGGCATAAATAACTTAACTTTAAATGGTACCGGAAATATAGAATTTGTATTTAGAAAAGAGGTGCTTTAATGTATCAAGTAACTATAAAGAATGAAAATGAAGAAGTAATTATAAATTCAATTTCTACTGATATTGAATCACCAAGATTAATTTCTGGAAGCATCAATCATGGAATAAACACTATAGATAATTTTACTTTTAAAATAGCTACTAATAATATTGGATATAATAAATTAAATGCACTAACTACTTTAGTAGAAGTTTTAAATATTAAAAATAATAATTTAGAATTTAAGGGAAGAGTATTGCTTCCAGTTGAAAGCATGGATAGTAATGGGATATTTCTTAAAAATGTTACTTGTGAAAGTGAACTAGGTTACTTAATGGATAGTAGTACAGTTTATGGAGATTATCATAATATTTCTGTTCGTGATTTTCTGAAAGTAATAATAGATAATCATAACTCACAAGTAGATGAAGAAAAGAAATTTGAAATAGGTAATGTAACTGTAGTAGATAATAATGATAGTCTTTATAGATATTTAGGCTATGTTAAAACTTTTGAAGCTATAAAAGATAAACTTATAGATAGACTTGGGGGAGAGCTACAAATAAGGTATGAAAATGGAATAAGGTACTTAGATTATTTAGAATCTATAGGAGAAGTAAAATCTACTGAAATAAGGTTAGCTAAAAATTTGCAATCTATAGAACTTGAAAAGGACCCAACAAGCATAATAAGTAGATTATTACCTTTAGGGAATAAATTAGAAGATAGTGAAGAACGATTAACAATAGAAAGTGTTAATAATGGAAATAAATATATAGATGATATTGAGGCTATAGAAGAATTTGGGGTTATAGTTGATTCTGTTACCTGGGATGATGTTACACAAGTTTCTAATTTATTAAAAAAAGGTCAAGAGTATCTTAAAGAAAATAATAGAATTAAGAAAAAATATAAAGTAACAGCATTAGATCTTAGCACTATTGGGTTAGATTTTGATAGTTTTGAAGTAGGTAATAGTTATCCAGTTATTAATCCTTTGATGAATATAAATGAAAATCTTAGGATTATTGAAAAGACTATAGATATATATAATCCTCAAAGTTCTACTTTAGGTATTGGAGATAAACTTGAAGATATAAAGGATTATCAGTTAAATAATATAGCAACTGCAAAAGAAGTTAAAACAGTTAAAGAAACTGTTCAAACTACAGTTAGTGCATTAAATTCTGTATCTGTAGAATTAAATAATACTGTTGAAATATTAAATAATACAAATGAAAATATGGGGAATTTAAATGAGGTAGTAAAAGCTAATGTAGATGCTACAAATGCAATTGCTAATACTTTAATTTCTATTAATAATAAGTTAGATAAGTTAACTAGAAGAATCAATATGGAGGTATAGAATGGAGGAAAAGAGATTAGCAGCTAAAACATTAACTGATAGCGAAGAATCTTTATATAATAATTCTGCTGGAGCTATAGTTAAAACTATATTATTACATAATTCAAATAATGAACAAAAGGAAGTAGCACTAAATTTTGATGGTGTTGCTTTTTTATTTACTATTAATTCAAAAGAGACAAGAACTCTTAGTTCTCCTTTGGTTACTAATTCTATAAGGGCTAGTGGAGCAGGTGTCAACATTCATATATCAGGAATACAATTAGGAGGTGCTTAAAAAATGGGAGTTATAGCAGATAAAATAAGAAGAGCTATCTTTGGTGGAGAAGTTAGGGATAGTATAGCAGACGGAATTGAAGTAGTAGAGCAGTTAAGAGAAGATTATGATAACCAGGTAATTAATGCTGGAAATAGTAATGCTGAAATAGTAGATGCAAGAGGTGGACAAACTAAATTAAAAGATAGACTAGATAATTTTGACGAACAATTGGATAAAAAGGCGGAGCAAAGTGAGGTTAATAAAAGACTTAGTTTTAGAAATTTTGAGCCTATTTTTGGGTATAATTGTTATTGGGGGGAAATCTGGGGAACAGATGGCACCCATACTCAAAAAAATAGGATTGAAATTGGCAACGATATAAAACAGTGCGAAGAATTAGGAATTGATGAGATAACAGTTGATATTCACATAGGATATAATTCTAATACTTCGGCTTTATATATAGCTACTAATATGGATGATGTGTTATGGGCTATTACAACCTTCTCTGATTTAAATGTAAAAATAAAAAATGCTAAAATACATGTTGGAATATTGGAAGATTATCTAAAAAATACAATAACACTACCAGTTTTCTTATCTAAATATAAAAATATAGTTTCTGAAATATGTGATAAACTTAAAAATACCACTATAGAAAACATTACAGTATTAAATGAGTGTTCTTTTATAGATACAGATACTACTTATACAACAGATGTAATAGAATTGTTAAATATAGCTAAAAACAAAGGATATAAAGTTGGAATCACCTGTGCAGGAATAGAGCATAATTTCAACCTGCCTACCACAGTAATAGAATTGTCGGATTTATTATGTGTTAATTGTTATCCAACAATAAGTTTTAAAAAAGAAAAAACAACTTATGAAGATTCAATAAATGCATGGAAGCAACATGAAGTAAATATGTGGATAGAAACGAGAAAAAAACAATATCCTAACAAGAAAATAATAATTAGTGAAACTGGTGTTACTAATTGTTGGGAAGCACTACTAAGTCCTGCTTCTAATGTAATAGATGGAACAATAAGTAATAAAGCAACCGAAGTATATTTAAAAGGTCTATTTGAAGTATTAAATAAAGAGGATTTAGACTGTGTATGGTGGTGGTTTGGCATATTTACTGAGGGGACAAACATTCAAAAGATGTTTGATTACGAATTAAGGGGGATAATTAATGAATAGAATTGAAAAGATAGCAATCACAAATTATAATTATGGAAATTCTAATCTTTATGCAAAACTTTTAAAGTTTGCTAAATTCCAAAGTGATGATTTATATTTTGGTGAATCTTCAAGATTTATAATAAAAATATCTTTAATAGGTAATGATTATTCTGATACTTGTGAGGTATATGTCGCAACTGGACGTGATTATGAATTCAAGAAAAATTATTGCACCCTAAACTATTTAACAAAATCAAATATAAGGTTATTCGTAGAAGAAACAGACGACAGTTACATTCTCTATGCTTGCTCTAATAAATATAAAACACGTATACTTGCACAAGTTATATATGCTGAAAATGTTTCTATGGTTGATACATTTAGTTTTCCTAGTTTTGATTATAATAAAGATAACGTACCAAATAAAATAGAATTTGAACATGAAAAATTAAAAATGACCACTGAAAACACTTTTAAAAGTACAATGACAGTAGAACCAAACAGATATGTGCCATTTGCTAAAATTAAATTAATAGGTAACATCTCTGGGTTTAATTTAGGGTTGGAGTTAATTCAAAGTAGTAACGCAAATAGTGAATTTTCTGCTGGTAAAATATACATAAAGTCAAAAGTGCAAGACGATAATATTAAGTTTGAAATGGAAAAGGTTTATGGAACAGATGATTTTAATAATGATAATTTAAATATTATAGCTGTTAAAACAACATGGGAGAATAGTTGGACTTTATTCCTTGAAATTAAAAAAGCATATACTGCTTATATAGTTAAACCTACAATTTACAATATAGAAAGTAACGATGTTGAATTTAGTATTTATGAAAATGGAGAAATACTGTCTAATTTGCCTGATGGGGCTCAAACATTATTATTTATTTAAAGTAAATATATACAGTATAAAGGAAATAAAATTAAAAATTGTAATAATACAGTACAATATGTTATAATTTGTATGAATTTTTAAAAAAGGAGTAGAATTAAAAAATTATTTAAGAATTGATTAATATTGTTCGTAAAATTAAATATTAAATAATTGACAAGAGTAGTTAAGGCTAGTCTTTTTTTTATTGTTTAAATTTGTAATTAATAATAAAATATTGTAAAATAAAGAAAAACACCTCATAGAGTTGCAGCTCATATATGGGGTGTTGATATAATAGAGTATTCTGTTACCTCTATTATATCATATTTTATATAATAGGAGGGATTTTTTTATGACAGATGAAGAAAAAATATTTAATCATGCTATGAGAGAACAAGGTGGTATATATATTCCAAGGGGGAGCTTTGAATTAGATCCTATTCTTATGAGTATGCTAGATGTTGTTAAGCAATATTTAGAAGTAACTATTAATTTAAATCCTAATTTACCTAAAGCAAATATATTTTATGCTAATAATATGAGTATCAATGCATGTGCTTTTAAAGTTCAAAGTCAATATTTCATAGCAGTTAATGTTGGTACAGTTATTAGATTAAAAGAAATATTTGATAATATTGTTGCAAACAAAAAAGTTTCTAATGAAATATTTAAAAATGAAAATATTACAGTTAATAGTGCAACATTCTTGTACTTTGCGATGGTATTTTTGGTAGCACATGAATATAGTCATATTAGATTTGGTCATTGTGATCTTATAACTCATCTTGCTGGACATGATGATATTGCTTTTTTAAATGAAGCTATGTCAAATGACTTAGTTCAAAATGGCTTATTTAGGCAAACATTAGAATATGATGCAGATTGTTGTGCCATAGCTAACTCTATAAATAGATTATTGATGGCTAAAGATTATCATAATAAAAGTTTTGATGAGATAATTCACGAAATATCTCTTTGTAATTTATCATGTTATATCCTATTCAAAATATTTGATAATGGAAAACATCAGAACTATAATGATTATGATTTGGATAATTTAAAAAATGATAGTCACCCAAGACCTGGTTTAAGGATAAATTATATTATGCATAATATATCATCATTACTTTACAAATACTATAACGAGGAAAAGTTAGGTCTTATATTAGATAATATGTTAAAATATGTTACATCATATGAAAAAATATATGATAAAAATATTAATATTAAAAATATGGAACTAGGTATTGCTTATACTAAAAAAGGGAGTCAGCATTTAAGGGGAATTCATAATAATTGGGATAATGTAAGAAGGTTATTACAACCATTTACTAAAGATACCCTAGCAGAATTTGAAGAAGATACAGGATGGAATAAGATTTTTATTGATTAAGGAGATGAAGATTATGTCGTGGTATAACTATAGTAAAAGAAAATGTATTAATTGTGGTTATGAGTTTAGCCAAGGTAATGATACACTATCAATTAATAATAAAAATTATAATAAATGTCCTAAATGTTTAAGTGAGAGCAACTATATAGATAAAGCCCCTTTGACGGTTGAGGAATATTATAAAAGTAAAAGTAGTATATACCATTAGAAAAAATTATTAAGAGCTTACAGATGTAGGCTCTTTTTTTTAATACAAAAAATAAAAGGAAGGTGAAGTATGGCAGAAGAAAATATCCTTTATGAAATTAAGGAAAATATAGCAGAAATAAAATCAACTTTAAAAAGTAATGCTGAAAATACTGACTTAAAATTTCAACTGCAGGAAGAAAAGATTAAAGTGGCCAATAATAGAATATCTGATTTAGAAAATTCAAATACGTGGCTATGGAGAGCGATTGCTGGTGCTTTAATAAGTACAGTAATTGCTTTTTTAATAAATTTTAAATAGAGGAGCGTGTTAATCATGGAAAATTTAATGACTTTTATACCAGAATTTTTAATTATTGTTATTGTTGCAACATATGTAGTAGGTGTATTTCTTAAAAAGCTAGAAACTGTACCAGATAAGTTTATAACTTCATTGTTAATGTTATTTTCAATTACTATAGCTGTATTATTAAACATTATAAATACTCAATACAAAGTAGCTTTAGATACCATTGTTAATGGAATTTTATATGGAATACTTTGTTGGGGAGTAGCTGTTGGAGTAAATCAAACATACAAGCAATTAAATAAATCAGAATAATTTTGAGGGCCAATAGGCTCTCTTTTTAAATTAACAAGAATACGTAATTTTTCATAATATAAATTAAAAGGAGTGTGTTAATATGAAAGTAGCAGTTAGAGGTGGACATTGTCCAAAAGTTCCAGGGGCAAGAGGTATACTAGATGAGTTAATAGAAGATAGAAAAGTAAAAGATGCACTTATAAAATATTCAAAACAATTAGGGAATGAGGTTTTAGATGTAACCCCACCAGATTCAACTTCATCTTCAGACTTAAGTTATGGTGTTAATAAAGCTAATAATTGGGGCGCTGATTTATTTGTATCTATTCACTTTAATAAAGCTTATGATTCCTATAATGGAGCATTAGGTAGCGAGGTATGTGTTTACTCAAATTATGATATAGCTCAAAGAGTAGTTAACGCTTTAGGAGAATTAGGATTTAGGAATAGAGGGCAAAAAATTAGAACTAATCTTTATGAATTAAGAAATACTAATATGAAATCAATGATAGTTGAAACTTGCTTTGTAGAAGCTACAGAAGATGTAGCGTTATATAGAAAGCTAGGATCAGATGCAATTGGAAAAGCTATAGCTGAAGCTATTAGTAATAAAAAGATTAATGAATATAAAAAGGTTCATGTAAGGGAATATTTAAATATTAAACCTTTTAATGCAGGATTCGGAATTTATAAAGATGATTCAAGTTGGGAGTTATGGAATAGAATAGCTTATTTAGGATGTCCTATAAGTGCAATTGTATTAGATAATCCTAGTAAAAATGTATACAAAGTGAAAGATTGTAGATATGGATTTGAAGGATATTGTTATATAGAGGAAAATAACAATACTACATTTACATCTTATCAAGCATATGCAGAAAAAGAGGAATCAAAAGAGGTTTTATTTAAAATTATAGCAGATGGGGTACAAGTAACAGACTTATGCAAAGCTAAATGGATTCCGGATATGATAGAGGAACAACTAAAAAAAGGGGTTAAAGATATAAAAATATTAGAATGTAATTGATAATCAAGGCTAGTAGGTAGGAGAAATCTTACTTACTAGCCTTTTTTTATTTATCTAAAAAATTTTCTATATGTATAGATCTAAAAAATGGTATGTGAAATTTATAAAAACATTACTATAAGCCATTTAGAATAAAAAATTATTTAATTTAATACATACTCCTAGTTCAAAACTTAACACTTTTGAACTAGGAGTATTTTTTGCTTGACATAGATTTTTAATGAACGATAAAATAATACTTAATAAAGGGTCAAAAATCATGG